TAACTAACCATAAACTTTTATTAGAAGTATATTTCTGTTCATATGCTGTTTTGAACTCAGTAGCAATTAGCGTTCTGAAAGCTAGATCTCTAAGTTTTTTTGTGTTTGGAAAATACAAGTGCTTCATTAATGAAACCTCATGTAATTCTTTTAGTGAACTTGTCATAAATAAAATGTGTAACTACTCCCTTATTATAAGGGTTTTCCTAGCATTTTGCTAGACATTCGTTTATAATATTACTAGGCTCAGGTTTTTGAAAAACCTGAATCTATGTAAAATTGCTTTAAATTTATGAAAACTCTCACAAGAACAAAAAACTTTGAGGTTAACCAAATATGCGAAATGCATTGGGGATATAACACCTCAAGATATGACTTTTTTATAGTCACAAGAATTTCTAAATCTTCAGTTTGGTTTAAGCAAATTGCATCAACAATAATTGATGATGAATGGGGCAAACAATGGGGATTCCAAAAACATAATTCAATTCCAAATTACAAAGTTGTAGATGGTAAAAATGTTCCAATAATTACAGGATCAGAATTTAGAAAAAAAATCTACATATCAGAATATGATGGTAGACAGTATGCCTTTGAAAAATACCAAGGAATCATTCAACCTTGGGATGGCAAGGTTAAAGCAAATGATCATATGGACTAGGAGGTATTAAAAATGTTTGATGCACTTGGAGAAATTCTTACAGAACAAGAAACCAAATTTTTAGCAGAAATTTTATTTGATGCTTGGTTTGCACTTGATGTAAGAAACATGGATACAGATAAAAGAAAAATGTATTCATCAATCAAATCTAAAATAGCGAGGTTAAACAATGCAAAATGATTTTTTAGAGTGCGACAAATGTTGCACCAAAATTTTTGACTATGACGCATTCGGGGAGTCTCCCTATGAAATAGTTAATGATCAAATTTTATGTGTCCCATGTTTAGAAAAAGGAGGATTTTTAAATGACAACTAAAATTAAAGTAAATATTTCTTTTGAAATTGATGCAGAAGATTTAGAAGATTTACGATCTAGTATTTATGCATTAAGTTCTGATGCATCATATTATGATTTAGATAGTTCAGATGGGAAAGAATATTATCCTAAATGGGTGCATGATTTAGTTGAAAGTTATAATGGCAATGTATTCGTAAATAAAGAAGAACGAAGAGTATATTTTGAAAACGACCCAATAACAGAAGTTTGTCTCGAAACTTCATAATCAGGTTTTTTAAATTTTTTAAAAAGGGACTCGCAAGGGTTCTTTTTTTTTGGCGAGGGACTCGCAAACATTTTTTCTGAGAGACTCGCAAGCTTTTTTTCTGAGGGACTCGCTGACTTTTTCACAGAGGGACTCGCAAGCTTTTTTTCTCAGGAAATCTCAAAATTTCTCAAAAATTTTTAAAAAATCTCAAAAAATATAATACAAGCGTACTACTGGGATAAAAATGGGGCAAATCTATTGGTATGACTACGTTTTTGGCTATTATTTAATTATATTTTATAAATTGTATTTTTTCAGGATTGTTTATATTTAAAAATAATATTTGAAGCTTAAATATAATTAAATATTTCATTTTTGACCATTTGTTTATACTTAATAAGTGTAATTTTTTTTTAATTGTTTATATTTTATTTTTTGTTATTTATTCAGGAAAAATATAATTAAATATTTTATTTTTATTTTATTTGTTTATATTTTATTTTTTTAATTTTTTTTTATAAAATATAAAGAAATAAATTTTTTATTTTTTTGTTTTTACTCTTCAGGACGATTAATAAAAAATTTTGGTTTTTCGCACGTAAAAATTAAATTATGATTTTTAAAAATTTATAATTAAAGAGTAAACTAATTTATTAATTAAAAAATGAAAAACCAAAAAAAACAAAATTTAAAAATTGCCAAAATGTCAATTTTTATTTTTTCTCAAAAATTAGCTAACTTAATTAAGGATGCTAATAATATTAAATTAGATGATTTTAAAAATTATTATCTTGATTTAATTTCTTATATTAGAATTATTCAAAATGAAAATAAAATTTTGAAAAATGAAAATAAAATTTTAAAATCAAAATTAAAATTTTAATCTAATATACAAAAAAATATTTTTTTTAATCTTGATAATTTTTATCAAGATTTTTTTTATTTATTTTTTTTTCTTAGATACGTTTTAAGAGTCAATTTTTAAACAGTCTAAATTTTCATATCTAATAATTTTAAAAATATATATAGTTATAGGTTCAGGAAGTCTTAAAACTGTCTTAAAACTGTCTTATAATATTCCTACTTTTTTACTAGCTATCTTGATGTAGTAGTCATTAAGAATATTAAAATTATAGGATTCTTATCTATTCTCATGTAGTATAAAATTCCTTGTAAACTTAAGCTATGACTAGGTTTTTTGTAATCTCATCCTGTCTCAGGTTAGTGTGACAATTAAAAAAAAGGTTAGAATAACTTAAAAAACTTAGCTTTTTACTAGCAATTAGACTATAATTAAGGTTATAGAGGTTAATTTCTTTTTTTCTCCCTCTATTATTAGTTATGAAAAATTTTATCATTCTTTTTTCTTCCTATTCAATCGCTTTAATTTTCTTTATGGGTTTTTTACCTAAGATGATTATTAAAACTTCAGAATCTAACCCTTTTAAATATTCTCATGTTCTTATTAATAACTAATTATTATTATGTTTTTTCTAAGAAACAAAAAAGCAGATTATCAAATAAAAGAACAAACAAAAAATCTCGGTTTATGTCCTATTGATAATCAAGTTTATTCTTTTAAGTATGCATCCCTAAAATGCAGACTTTTAAACGATATAAACAAAACAAATTTTATTGTTGATGATGCTATTTAATAGCATCATTTTTTTTTCCCTTTTATCATTTTAAAATTATGAAAAATTTAAATCACTATGGACACGTTTATACGTCCATTAATGAACTAGAAAAAATCTTTAAAAGAGATTATGAAATTTTAACTATACATCATAAGGTTAATTATGATTATGGTAATTTTTATGGATCTTTTGATGGTATCAAAATTTTAGAATATGCAAGTTTTGAGATTATCTCAAATAAAAGTTATTGGTTCAGAGTACAAAAACCATTAATCGAAATTTTAGACAATAATAAAAAATATTATTTTTCTATTTATGGAAAAAATATTTGTTGTTTAGAGTTATTCAGAATATATACACATTTAAATCCTATTACTTGTAATGAATATATTAAAAATATTTCTAGTCCCTATAAGGTTTTTAAAAAATAATTAATTAGTCAGGTGTTCAGGTTTTTTATCAGGACGCTAAAAAAAAACTTAAAAATCAATCTATCACTATTAAATTATGAAAAACTACAGACTACCAAAAACAATTAAAGCATATCAAGATGCTTACAAATTAAATTATAATTCTTTATTATCTGAGAATCCAAAAACAATTAAATCAGATATTAAAACTTATATTTTACATTTAGCACCAAGTAACCAAAGTGGAATAATCAATTTATGCCCATCAGCTAAAAATTGTGTCAAATTATGCTTATTCCATAGTGGAAATAAACTGTATTATCCAACTAAGGTTAAAAGTAGAATTAATAAAACAATTGCATTCAATGATTCTCAAAATGATTTCATGAATATATTAATTTTAAATATTATTAGAAATTTTAGAAAAAATGATAATCAGCCTACAGCCTACCGCCTTAATGGTACATCGGATATTTTATTTGAAAATATTCAAATATATATAAGTGTAGGTTTATCTGATTTTATTTATAATAAATTTTCATTTAATATTAATAGTGGATATTATTCCAATATTTTTGAAATATTCAAACATGAAAAAAATATCATAATGTATGACTATACAAAAAACAAGAGAGAATATAAAAACCTATTAAATGAATTTAATTATCATCTAACATTTAGTTTTGATGGAGAATCAAATAAAATAAATATAGATAGATGTTTTGATGCTATGGAAAATAATATAAATATTGCTAGTGTTATTAATTATAAAAAAAGAGATATATTACCAACAAAATTTTATAGTTCAATATTTGATAAAAATTTTGAATGTATAGATGGAGATAATGATGATATGAGATTCTTAGACGCTAAAAACAAATTAGTTCTATTGAGATTTAAAAAACCAATAGGAATTAAATATAATAAAAAAGATATAGAAAAATTTGTTATTAAATAATTATTATTTATATATATTTTAAGGGATGCTTAAAGCATCCCTTTTTTTTGTGACTTCAGGACCTGGTCCGAAAATGATAACCATTTTCATTTTACTAGGATTTTCCTAAATATCCTTATTGAGAATTATTCGCAATAAAAAATAGGTTCTTTTTGACTTTTTGGCCGTGAGTGGTTTCTAATCGCAAATTTTTTCTAGGCATTTCCGCAAAAATGTTCTTACAAATCTCATGCCATGAGACAAGTGAGACAATATCTATGAAAAAGCTAGTAAAAATGCGGAATTATACCACGAAATAATATTTACGCTATTGTAAGAAGTGTAAGTAATTTACATTTTTATATGCCTCTAATAACTAGAAAAGAAGCAGCAGAAAAAATGGGTGTAACTATCCAGGCTGTATATGGTGCTATAAAAGAAGGCCGTCTTACAGCAATGACGGATGACAAAGGAAAGATTGTAATTAATAGCGATACATTAGAAAAAGAATGGTATAGCAAATCTGCATTTAAAAGAGTAAGAACTACATCGAAGGACAATAATGTAGTTGTCCATAAATCCCGACTTAGTAAAACAGATGAGTCAATACCAGAATATGAAGAAAGCAAAGCAAGAACAGAGCATTTAAAAGCAGAATTATTAGAGCTAGATCGAAAAGTAAAAGAAAATGAGTTAGTCGCTATGGAAGAAGTAGAAAATAAATGGTGCAATATTATTACAAATGCAAGAAACAAGTTATTAGGCATTCCGGCTAAAGCAAAACAAAGAATACCTGACTTGGACACTAATGCGGTTGCTTGTTTGGATGATATTGTTCGTGAAGCACTAGAAGAGTTATCAGCAGCATGAATAATCTCTTAAAACTCGAAAAAAAGGCTTATTTGTCGTTTAAACCGCCTAAAAAGCTTAGTTTAAGCCAATGGGCAGATAATTACGCTTATTTATCAGCAGAAAGTTCAGCCGAGGGTGGTAGATGGAGAACACTTCCATACCAAAAAGGTATTATGGATGCAATTACTGATCCAAATGTTGAACAAGTCACTCTTATGAAGAGTGCTAGGGTCGGATATTCTAAAATTCTTAACCATTTAATTGCATATCATATACACCAAGATCCCTGTCCTATAATGGTATGTCAGCCGACTCTAGATGATTGTCAATCTTACTCTAAAGAGGAAATTCAACCTATGCTCCGGGATACCCCATGTTTGCAAGGTTTAGTTAGTGATCCTAAATCGAAAGATGGAAACAATACATTGTTACAGAAAAATTTCCCCGGAGGAACATTATCTTTAGTTGGTGCTAATTCTGCTCGTGGATTTAGAAGGGTATCTAGAAGAGTTGTACTATTTGATGAGGTAGATGGTTATCCAGCATCAGCAGGTACAGAAGGAGATCAGATAAAGCTTGGTATTAGAAGAACAGAATATTATTGGAACAGAAAGATAGTAGCTGGATCAACACCAACAATAAAAGACTTTAGTCGTATTGAAAGGTTGTTTGAGCAAACCAACCAACAGAGATATTATGTTCCCTGCTATGAGTGTGGTCATATGCAGTACCTAAAATGGCCGAATATGAAATGGCGAGATAATGATCCTGACACTGTTGCATATGCTTGTGAAAGTTGTGGTTGTTTGATTCCACACAGTAAAAAAAGATGGATGGTAGAAAGAGGAGAATGGCGAGCTACAGCACCAGGTAATGGTAAACACGTTGGATTTCATATTTGGGCTGCATATTCATATTCACCTAATGCAAGTTGGTCTAATCTTGTTGAAGAATTTTTGCAAAGTAAAAATGATCCAGAACAGTTAAAAACATGGATTAATACTATTTTGGGAGAGTGCTGGGAGGAATCAGCAGCAAGCAAGGTAGGTGCTGATGGATTGATGGAGAGAGCAGGGGAAGAAAACTATGAGCAAGGCATACCACCAGAAGGTGTTCTTACATTGTGTCTAGGATGCGACGTACAAGACGATAGATTGTCAATGAGTGTATGGGGCATAGGTCGTAATGAGGAGATGCATTTAATAGATAGAAAAGTTATTTATGGATCTCCTTCTAGAGCAGACTTATGGAAACAGATGGATGAGGTTTTGACTAGTGAATATACAAATGTAAATGGACAGAAAATGAAGATAGATAGTGCTGCGATCGATACCGGGGGCCACTACACTCAGGAAACTTACCAGTATGTCAGAGAAAGAGGTCAGTTAGGATTGATAGGAATAAAAGGTATGGGTCAAAAAGGAAAACCTCCATTAGGTAGACCTAGCAAGGTAGATATTAATTTTTCTGGTAAAGCATTAAAAAGAGGAGTTCAGTTATTTCCTGTAGGAGTAGATGTTATTAAATCAACACTACATAATAGATTAAAAAATGCAGAGCCTGGACAAGGATATATTCATTTCTACCCAACAATTACGCATGATTATTTTGAAGAATTAACCGCAGAGCGACAAGTTCTTAGATATAAGCATGGTTATCAAGAAAGAGTGTGGGTTAAAAAAAGTGATGCAAGAAATGAAGCTCTTGATGAAATGGTATACGCATATGCTGCTTGGCAAAGATTATTACAAAAATATGATAGACGTACAATTTTTGATCAATTTGAAAAAAGGTTAAATCCTAAAGAGCCTCAAAAGGATAGTAAGCTATCATTAAATCGTACTAAATCGACTAAAAAGTCGAATTTTGTCGCTAATTGGTAAAAAAATGACTTTTCCATCCCCTATAAGAGCAGGAGATTTTATTCAATGGAACATTCCAGCGAATCAAGATTATTACGGAAACTCTATAAGCAGTCCAGATTGGTCGGTCGTTTATTATTTAAGAACAAACACAGGGCCTATTGGCGCAACCATCAGTAGTTCTGCATATAACGATGGTTTTAAGTTTGAAATTGCTAGTAATGTAACTGCAACATTTGCACCAGGCGATTGGTACTACCAAGCTGTAGCAAATAAATCTGGAGCAGAAAAACAAACTATATATACAGGAAGTTTTGAGGTTTTGAAATCTTTAGAATATTCTGGTACTGCTGTTAACTATGATGGTCGAACCCAATTACAAAAAGATTTAGAAATAGTTCAAACAGCAATAAGAAATATTATTAATGGTGGTGGAATACAAGAATATAAGATTGGGACTAGATCAGCAAAGAAATACGAATTGTCTGAGTTACTAGCATTAGAAAGTAGATATAAGGCAGAATTAATTAGGGAAAAACAAGGAGAAATGATTGCTAATGGTCTTGGTAACCCAAGACAAACTTTCGTAAGATTTCAAGGTAGTATCTAATGGGTATCAGAACTAACATTGCAAATGCAGTTATCAGAGTCTTAGGCTTTGGACAAAATGCAAAACAACTAAGAAGTCTCCAACGAGCATACCAAGGAGCATTAGTCTCTAGGCTTACTTCCGATTGGATGAGTAGCCAGTTAAGTGCCGATGCCGAAATACGGAATAGTTTGCGTAAGCTAAGAGATAGATCAAGAGAACTTGTAAGAAACAATCCTTATGCTAGACAAGCAAAGCGTACAACACAAATAAATATTGTTGGTACAGGTATGAAGTTCCAATCTCTTGTTTTGCAGCAAAGAGGTGGCAAGAGAGATCAAAGAGTAAATAATTTGATAGAAGAAAAGTGGGCAGAATGGTCACAAGCAGATAGTTGTGATTGTGCAGGTAAATATAGTTTTCATC